GATGCGACCACTGGGATCGCGGGCGCCGTCGCAATGGCAAACAAGGCCGCCGGTTCTTACACGGCAGTCTGCACGCGCTCAGGCGGCACAGGAATTTCGAATCCGTACGTCTCAGTGATAAGCGTCGAAGAGGCGCCAGCACCTGGTTCTTTGATCATTCCGCCGTCCCCAGTGATGCGGCTGATCGCGGCAGGACTTTAAACGGGAGCAAGAAATGCAAGGAAGGCTTTACGCGCTGGAGTTCGAGGCGCAAAGCGTGACGAACGCTGGCGGCGATCGCGATTTGTTCTACGTCGCGCCCGCCGATGACAAGCCCATCATCGTCATCGGTTGGGATTTTGCGCAGTTCTCGGATCTGAAGGACGCCGAAGAAGAAGTGCTGCGCCTTCGTCTAATCCGCGGGCATACGACAGTCGGATCGGGCGGGACGGCATTCACGAATAGCGCCGTCTATCGCCAGAACCCAAGCGATGCCGACGCAGGGTTCACCGCACGACACAATGACACAACGATTGCATCGAGCGGAACGACCTTCAACGGTTGGTCTGGCGGCTACAACATTCGCGTCGCGCCGGCTCCGTTCTTCCTGCCCGAGCGTTGCTGGGTTCCATGCACTCAGGTGCAGGGATCGGTCGTGCTGCGCCTGATGGCTGGGCCGGCGGATGACATCACCATGAGCGGCACGCTCTGGGTCATCGAGCAGGGCTGAAATGGCGCTGTACTCGCGGCCGAGGTTTACGCCGCGGCCGGTCGCGAGGTGGATCCCTTCTGCCGTAGCGAGCGCCGATCGCGCGGCTGTCGTTTTCGCCGGTGCGGTTCTCGCGATTGCCGGCGAGAACGCCACCTTCGGCGCGACTGGGATTGCGGCATGTCAGTTCGCCGCTCCGCCGTCGCCGACGCACGAGCGCGCCGCGTCGTTCGCTGTCGAAGCGGTTGTCGAGTATCGCGCCACCGCGAACACGCATGCGCGTGGCGCCGACTTCACGAACCTCGACTGCTTCTACGCAGGCGGATCGCTCAACAAGTTCCGGTTCATCCTGTACGCGACCGACGGCGAGACGCCGAAGGCGAATTGGACTTACGCCTGGTGGGCATGGTGGCCGACGCTCGCCTCGATGCGCACGCAGGGACCGACAGGGCAGGGCGGGCCGGGGACCACTGACGTCAATGGTTTCTTCGAACAGCCGGCGCCGGTCGGCGTGACCGTGGCGACCGAGCAAGGGTTCGGAGTCATCAGCGATCAGGATGCTGTCGCCGATGACGTGGAGGCGGCCTACATAGGCACGTTCGACGCTGTTTCGGGGTGATGCATGGCTCTGCGGCACATCGTTCGGCCGTTCCGAACCTCAGACATCATTTCGCGCGCGGTGGCGTTTGCGGCGGGGACGGTTGTCACCACGGATCGGTCGCCGATCCAGGCTGCCGCGGTGGCGTTCGTCGCCGCGGATGTGTCGAACGATATTCCCGGCGCTGCGATTCAGATCGCGGGTGCTGTTGGGATCTCCTCGGTTCTCTGGGGCGCACCGGACGGCTCGATCCAAGGTCGGGCGTCTGAGTTCGATGCCGCAAGCGTTCTGGCGATAGTTGCCGGGGCCACCGATACGGTTGTTGCGCGGGCGGCGAACTTCACTGCGATGACGCAGTGGGTGATCGATCGCGCGGCGACGATCATCGATGCGGGCGTGGAAGGCAAGGCGGCGGCGGTTTTCGCAGTTCGCGCCGCGCCGCTCCAGGAACGAAGCGTCGAGAGTGCGGAGATGTTCCAGATGGCAATCAAGGCCGCCGAGAAAACGGTCCGCGCGCCGAGCGGCGGCGGAGGTGTGAAGTCACGGCAATCCTCGGAGTTCCGCTCGAGGGGCCGCAACGAAAGAAGGACGGCAAGGTAAGAGATGGCACTGCGCAGAGTTCAAGACGCGACCGAGGAACCGATCTCCGTCGCCGAAGCGAAAGAGCAGTGCAACTACACCAACACCGATCGCGACGCCTATTTCGCGGTCCTGATTTCCGCGGCCCGGAAAGAATGCGAAGCGCGAGTTCAAAGGGCATTCATTGATCAGATCTGGGAGCGCACGCTCGATGAGTTCCCGGAAGCGTTTCACCTCTATATGCCGCCGGTGATCGGCGTCGAATCGCTGCGGTTTATCGATGAAGACGGCGTGCAGCAGTTGCTTGATCCGTCGGATTACTACGTCGACAAGGACAGCGAACCCGGGTACGTGGTGCCGGCGACCGGCAAGGTGTGGCCGACCACGCATGCGGATTCGATCAACACGGTAAAGCTGCAGTACCGCGTCGGCTATGGGAGCGATGCCGCCTCGGTGCCGGAGCCGATTCGTCAGGCAATCAAGATTCTGGTCGAAGCGATGTTCAACCAGAAGTCGATCAGCGAGGTCAACGGAACCGTGAACGCCTTGCTGCAAGACTTCGTGCTCTACACATGAACGCGGGTGATCTGCGTCACTCGGTGACGCTGCAGCAGAAGAGTTCGACGCGATCCGGCATCGGCGAGCAGGTTGTGACCTGGACGGATGTGGCGACGGTCCGCGCGCGCGCGGTGCCTTTGCGCGGCCGGGAGTTGTTCGCAGCCTCGCAGTATCACGAAGCGACCGACACGCGTTTCGAGACCTATTACCGGTCTGATGTGACGCAGACCATGCGCCTGCTCTGGCGCGGCCAGCCATATGACATCGTCGGCGTGATCAACGTCGACGGCATGGACCGCGAGATGCATCTGATGTGTGTCTCGGGACTTCACGATGGCCGATAGTTTCCGGGTTGAACTGAAGGGCGTCGACGAGCTCGTGACGGCTCTGAAGGATCTGCCGCAGAAGATCCGAGTTCGCGCGGTGCGCAAGGCGCTGGTCGTCGCGGGTCGAGTCATTCGCGACGAGGCGAAAGCGCGCGCGCCGGTGCTTCAGTTGATCGTTGCAAATCGCAGGGCCGGGACGGTGCGCCGTCGCATTAGCGTGCGCGTGAGCAAGTTCGCGCGGCAGGCGGGGGATGAAGGCGTTTACATCAACGTCAAACCGCTACGCGGCGCCGAGACGCGCCGCCTGGGCAAGGCGGGGGCGAATAACCCGAACGATCCCTTTTACTGGCGCTTCCTTGAGTTCGGCACGCGAAAGATGCAAGCGCGGCCGTTCCTCGGGCCAGCGGCGCGCTCAAAGGGTGAGCTCGCCGTGCGCAAGTTCATGTCCGAAGTCATTCCGCAGATCGAAAAACTTAACAAGCCGAACGCATGAAGAAGATCGAAGAACTCGAACGACGCATCGCCGAGCTTGAGGCGGAACTGCGCGGATTGAAGGCGCGACCCGCCGAGATCCATCACCACCATCCAATGCCGTATCCGTACCCGGTCGCGATTCCGATGCCGCAGGCGATACCGGCGCCTTGGGTGCCGAACGTATGGTGCGGCGAGCCAACAACCATCGTCGGCTATGTCAATCCGGCACCGAACGCCGCCGCTGGCGTGCCGCAGACATTCTGCGTCGGCGTGAATTGAATGAGCGCCGAATCGACTCTCTACGGATGGCTGAGCAACTACGCGCCGCTGATTGCGCTGGTTGGCGATCGAATCCACCCTGGCGCTATCCCGGCTGACGTGGATCTGCCGGCGATTGCTTTCGCGCGCCAAGGAACAGATCCGATCAACACGGTGAGCGGCCTGACCATCGGCGAGTTCGCCTCGATGTCGATCCAATGCTGGGCCGCCAATCAGACGACTGCGGATCCGGTGGCTGATCAGGTCATCGCCGCGCTGAACTTGAACGGCGAGGTGCACACGAACCGCGCCGTATTCGTGAATGAAGAAACAGGCAACGTCGGGACGGCCATCGACGTGCAAATGCTGACGTAAGGCCGGTTCTCTCTCAACCCGCAAACCCGCTTCGGCGGGTTTTTGTTTTTCTGGAGCTAGAAAGATGGCAACCCCGATCAAATGGTCTGGCGTATCGATCACGATGGAAAGCGCGCTCGGTGCCGACAAGTCGATCTCGGCGATCACGAAGGCTAACCCCGGGGTCTGCACGAGCACATCGCACGGCCTCACGAATGGCACCTATGTGCTGCTGTCGATCGTCGGCATGTGGCAACTCGATCAGCGCCTCATGCGCATCGCCAACGTGGCGACGAACACATTCGAACTGGAAGGCGAAGATACATCGCTGTATGACACCTTCGTCTCTGGCAAGGCGAATGCCGAAACGTTCGGCAACTCGATTGCCAGCGTGACGGAGATTTCGAGTTCTGGCGGGGATCCTGAGTTCATCGACACGACGACGGTCAACACGAACGTGCGCACGCAGGTTCCCGGTGCCGCTCAACCGGCTACCTACACGATGACGAACATCTGGGATCCGACCGATGCTGGTCTTCTGGCGATGAATGCCGCCTACAACAACCAGGCGGCGAAGGGCTTCAAGTTCGTCTACGGCACGGGCGGCAAGATCATGCTGTTCTACGGCTTCCCCGCCGCGTCACTGCTGCCCGCGGGTTCGGCGCAAGGCCTCGTGACCACGCAGACGGCCATCACGGTCTACGGCAAGCCGAAGTACTACGCGTCCTGATGAGCGTACTCGCCGGGAAACTGCGCGCGGCGCGCGAGCAACGGGTCGAGGCCGAGGGATTCACGTTCATCGTGCGCCGCCCGACAGAGGTGGACATGGTCTCGGCGGGCCGCCGCGAGATGAACGCGAAGCGGGCCTTGGCGTTCTTGTGTGGCACGAAGGCTACGCGCGCCGATGGCGATGAACCGCTCCTTGTTGGATGGGATGGCGTGACCTCGTTGGCAATGTTCCCGGGCGGGGATGCACAGCCTTTGACGTTCGACATCGAGGCCGCCGAGGAATGGTTCCGCGATCGCATTGATCTGCTGATGGTGGTGGCGAAAGCCGCGATCGATGCATACACCGCTCACCAAGCGCAGCGGGACGCCGAAAGAAAAAACTGATCGCATGGCTCGAGCGGATGAACGATCCGCACGGGCCGCCGCCCATGCCGGCCGAATACAGGCTCGCCAAACGCGCCTGGGAACTGATGGGCGGACTCGATTGGACTGCGTTGCCCCTCGTGGCGGAAATGCTCGGCGTCAAAGACGTCGAATCGCTCGTGCATCAACTGGTCACGGTTCGTGATCACCTGAACAGGAACTAGCCGGTGCCGATTGCAACCTTGACGGTGGACTTCGTTGCGAAGTTCGCCGAGTTCCAAGACAGTTTCGACAAGGCCGCCCAAACCGCCGAGAAGAACTCCAATCGGATCGCGAGCGCCATGGGTCTCATCAAGGCCGGCATCTCGGTCATCGCCGGCTCCGAGGTCGTTAGGCTCTTTCGCGAGTTCACGGAGGCCATCAAGGCGCCGATCCATGAACTAGACGAACTCGCGCACCAGTCTGAGAACCTGGGCATCCTCTCTGCGCAATTGTCCGCCTTCAAGCTATCAGCGAAGGCGGCTGGTGTCGAGGGTGATGAGTTCGCTGTTGCTATCGGTCACCTGAACAAGCAACTCGCCGAGGCGGCCGCAGGGAATCAGCAATCGCTCACGATATTTCGGAGCCTCGGAATCTCCCTGAAGGATTCCTCGGGGAATGCAAAGGACGCCGGAGAGATCCTCGGGGAAGTGGCCGATAAGTTCTCGCGATATGCGGACGGTGCGAATAAGAGCGCAATCGCGCAGGCGTTGTTCGGACGCTCCGGCGCGCGACTGATTGCGTTCCTCAACGAGGGCAAAGAGGGGCTGACGAAATTCAGCGGCGTGAGTGACGAGGCCGCACAGAACGCGAAGAAGCTGCAAGAGGAAATCAATAAA